CCGATCTCTGTTGTTCTAAAGTTTTGACATGCACCAAAGTTTAATGATACTGAAGTTACACCATTAATAGCTGTTGCACATACAACTGCTGCTGCACTTTTAGTTAATTGTAATTGTCCTTCTAAACTTGTATTACCTGATACTCTTACAGTACCTAAAAATCCTGAATTACCTGTTATTGTTGTAGCACCTGTTGTTTTTAATGTACCTACTAATTGTGTATTACCACTTACACAAACATCTCCATCAAACTCTGCTTTACCACCAACAACTAATATTCCTTCTAATGAAGTATTTGTTGATACTCTGAATGTACCTCCTACTCCTAGATTACCAGTTATAGTTGTATTACCTGTTATAGTTGCTGTGCCACCAACTGTTAAATTTCCTACTAATGCTGTATTACCTGAGACACATACATCATCATCAAATTCTGCTTTAGCTCCTACAACTAATGTACTAGCTAAACTTACTGCATCTTGTAAATGTGTTTCTCCTGCTACTGTTACTGTTCCTCCTACACCTAAATTACCTGTAAGAGTTGTATTACCTACAATAGTTGTTGTACCACCTACATGAAGATTTCCTACTAATATTGTATTTCCTGATACACAAACATCATTATCAAATTCTGCCTTACCAGTAATAACTGCAGTACCTCCTATAGATGCATTACTATTAACATCTAATGTTCCTCCTAATGATACATTACCTGTAATAGTAGTTGTACCACCTACAGCTAGGTTACCTACAAGAACTGTATTACCTGAAACACATACGTCATCATCAAACTCTGCTTTACCAACTGCAGTTAAAGTTCCACCAACTCCTAAATTGCCTGTCATAGTAGTGTTACCTACTATAGTTGCTGTACCTCCTACGTATAAATTACCACCAATAGTTGCATTATTAACTGAAATATTTCCTGTTATTGCTGCAGGTACATTTGTAAGATTCGCACCATCACCATAGAAAGCTGATGCACATACTTTTGCATTTGCTGCTTGTACATTAGCTCCTGCTATAGTTACTGTACCACCTACATTTAAATTTCCAGTAAGAGTTGTATTACCTGCTACTGTAAGAGTAGATGCTAAATGTGTTGCACCTCCAACAGATAAAGTTCCTCCAATAGATGCATTTCCTGCTACTGTAGCTGTTCCACCAATATTCATATTTCCTGAAACAGATACACTTTTCTTAAATGTACTATCACCAGAAACTGTTACAGTACTTGCAAATGTTGCAGCACCTCCAACTGATAATGTACTTTGTAAATGTGTAGCACCTTCTACTGTTGCAGTACTTGCAAAGTTAGCAGCTCCACCTACACCAAGTGTTCCTGTTAATGTAGTATTACCAGCAACTGTAAGAGTGGATGCTAAATTAACAGCTCCACCAACTCCTAATGTTCCTGTTAAAGTTGTATTACCTGCTACTGTTAAAGTTGAAGCAAGATGTACAGCACCTCCTACAGATAATGTACCTCCTATTGAAGCATTACTTGCAACTGTAGCTGTACCTCCTACTGCCAAATTTCCTACTAATACTGTATTTCCAGAAACACATACATCATCATCAAATTCAGCTTTTCCTGATACTGTTAAAGTAGATGCTAAATTTACTGCTCCTCCTACAGATAAAGCTCCACCAATAGTTGCATCATTTGTAACTCGTAATGTAGATACAGATACATCTCCTGATGTAGGAACATTAGTTAAATTAGATCCATCCCCATAAAATGCTGAAGCACATACTTTACTACCTACTAAAAGATCACCAGATACTGAAGCATCTTCTGATACTCCAAATTTACCTGCAACATTTATAACTGATGTAGATATTTGTAATGCTGAATTAGTACCATCACCTGATTGTACTTGTTGTAAATCACCTGTAACACCAGTATTAGTATCTGCACTTACATTTACTTTTAATAACTGTTTATATGTTTTTGATATTTGTTTGCTTGTTAATGTACTCATGCGTTACTCCAATATCTTATTGTGCTATCATCCCAATCAAAATTAGCTTGTTGCCATTCTACATTTCTACCACCTGTATCAGGTCTTGGATTTTGTATTACTGGGTTATCTCTTACATCTGGTATACTATTTTGTGGATGATTCTTTAAATCATAAGCACCATCAAAACATGTTTGACAAACTAATGTATTATAGCTGCTTAATTGCATTGTTCTATGTGGATATACAAAACTGCATTGATCACACATAGCCATTGCATTACGATTAGTTGCCATTAAATATATCCTATTTTAGGTTTAATAAATAAACTTGCTCTTTCTCTATCTTCTTCCATAGCATAACCTAATTTTTCTTCATAGTTTGCTTTTAACATTTGTACTCTATCCATAGGTATGCCAGGTCTTTTCATTGCTAATTGATATGATAAACCACATGTTAATGCTGGTAAAAATCTTTTAGGCATATCTGCATTTTGTCCTGCAGATTTATTTACATCTTCTAATTGATTAAACTTTTCTATATTTAAAATACCAGTAGAATTATCTGGAGTTGGGTATAACATTACAGTAGGATTATTACGACCACGTTGCACAGCATATTGTGTTGGTCTACCTGCTTGATTTTTATTAGGTAAGTTGTGATACTCTTCTCTTGATATTCTTTCTAATGCTATATCAGTTCCTGATACACTTGTTGAATATGTAATTGCTAAAGCATCTATTGTAGAATCTGATAAAGATACTGAAGCTACTGTATCAGCTACAGTTACTACAGTTGTGTTTATAGACCATAAACAAATACCTCTATTCTGCAAATCAGTCAACATTAAGTTAATTGATCGTCTAGCAGAAGCAGGTGTATGACCTAATGTTTCTTCACCACCAATCATTTCAGTAGCTTCTTGAATTACTTCGTCTATATCTAAATTAAAATTATATGTACCTGATGTTGCCATTATTCTATCTCATTTTTTATGTATATAAAATCTAAACCTGCTGATATTGCTATATCTGCTCCTGAACTATCTCCTATTGCTCTTACTTCTATATCAGTTTTTTCTGTAAACTTTAAAGGTATTGTATATTCTTGATGTGTAGAACTTTGAGATTTTACAAATTTATCTTTTACTTGAAATACTTCACCTTCAGGTCTAGCTACTAAACGTACAGTACAATATTTATTATTTTGTGTTGTAGCTAATGTAATATCTGTTTGTAATAAATAAGCAGTATATCCTGCAGGTACTGTCCATAATGCCATAACTGTTTGATTATCACCTATAGCTACAGTAGCATATTTATTTGTAGGTACTCCTACTGTTGGAGATGCTTCAGAACCTACATATAATACACCTGCATTTTGTCCTCCACTTCCTGCTGAACGTACAATAACTCTAAATACTCTTAACCAAGATGTTGAACCTAATTGAACTCCATTTTGTCCATCTAAATTTACAGTAACAGATACTTCATTATAATTTGCATCTAATCCACTTACTGTTGCACTTCTTGCTCCTGTACTAGCTACATCATCTGCTGTACTAGAACTAGAAATATATAAAGTAGTTCCTGTACTTAAATAAGAATATAAACCACCTTGTGCCCATACTGTCTCTAAAGCATTATCTATATCAGGATTAAAACCAAATTTAAAAATAGATTTATGCTCTATAATTAAATCACGAGCAACCTGTAATTCAAAAGGTTCTGTTGTTCCTACTTGTGATATTGAACGAAATGCTGCCATTATTTAAAACCTTTAATCATAACAAGATGCTACAAGAAGTGAACCACCACTTTTAGCAGCAAATGTTTTTACGTTTGTTGGTTTACCACCTACACCTTGAGCTTTAGATCTTTTTCTTTTTACTGCAGATGTTTTTTGTGATGTAGACATTCTTTTTGCTTTTGCTAGTGGAACACATTTAGGATACTTACGTTTAGAACCTTTAGTAGATTTTCTACCACAAGGTTGATACTTACCATCTTTCTTAGGTGCTCCTATATCTACCCATTTTTCTTTTACCCATTCACGTAAGCCACCACCTTTAGCTTTCTTAACTTTCTTTTTACCACCTGGTTTTACTTTACCACTACATACTGCTGATGCATACATATTTGCATATGCTGATGGATATACATCAAACTTTCTTTTAGCTGCAGCTTTTCCTTTAGGACAAAGTTTTGCCATTATTTCATTTTTTTTGCTAAGTTAGTTAAATATTTAGCTTGAGCTGCGTGCATCTTTGATGCTTTATTTAAAGCAGTAGTTATTTCTTTTAGCTTACTTTTTATTTTACCACCATCTTTAGCATATCCCATTTTATTTCTAACTTTAGTAGGTAATTTTTTTAGTCCAGGGTTATTAGGTTTTTTTAACATTTCCATCTCTTTCTTGCTTGTCTTAATCTTGAGTTAGGATTCTTAGCTGCTTTAGGAAACTTCTTCATTTGTCCTGCAGATCTTGCACAGTAACTCTTTCTCCTATTAGCAGCTTTACTACCTGGTTTAACTTTACCTGTTACAGCAGTCTTTAATTTACTACCAGGATTTTGTCTACGATACTTAGCAACACCTTTAGCTGAAAGACCTGCACCTTGTTTAGTTGGTCTTTTATAACCACCTTTAATAGTCAAACCTTTCATATTACTTTTTTTACGTGTTGACATTATTTCTTAACTAAGCTCCCACCAAAATACAAACCAATTATAGCTGACATTAAATGTGTATCAAGAGGTGTAATAACTACACCATTAAATAATCTATCCATATAGACTTCTTGTTTATCTATTAAGAACCAGAAGCCACCTTTAAATTCTGTCCATGTAAGTACAACACCAACATCTGTAAAGACAGGTACAAGTTTTGGATAAGCAATAATAAAGAATACTGCAGTTAATGCAATTATTCTTCTTGTCCATTGAAATCCTTTATTGTCAAACTCTCTAGCTTTACCAACTTCTGCCATTTGAAATTTATCTCTAGCAAGAAGCATCTTTTGTTGGTCTTGTTTATTTTTAGTTGCCTGACTCCACATTGACATAACTCCACCTAAAAGGCTAGAGCCAAGCATTGTGATCATTTCAACTGGTAAACCACCTAACATATATTACTCTTTTCGTAAACTTTTTAAAAAATTTATAATCTTATTTAATATTTTATTTCTCATTTTTTAATCTTTCCACCATACATTTTTTGTACTAAGTTTTGACCTGAGTTATCTACTTTATAAACTTTACCACCCATAGGTCTTTTAGTAACTTTACCACCCATTTTTCTATCATAATAATCTGGATTCTCATAATCTTTTGGATTTTTCTTTCTTTTAAATTTTTTTTCAGCTTTCTTTCTAAGAATGGGATTTCGTAAATCTTTTAATTCATATACATTTACCCTTTTTGTTGCCATTTTATTTCTTCCTTATTTTTTTACCATAAGTTTTTTTAAACTTCTTATAAACTTTAGGTTTGTTAATTGCTAGATATGTTCTTTGTTTCTTAGATTTAAAAGGCACTACTTATAGCCTTTACCATAACCACGTAATGCAGCTCCTACTCCACGAGGTCTACCTATTTGACCTCCAGATTTTTTCTTAATAACTCCTCTACCTATAAGTACATCTTTTCTTGTTATCTTACCATCACCTGAAAGGTCTGGAAGTTTACCTCCACCTTTTCTTTTAGATACACCCATAGCTATTAATTCTTTTATTTCTTGTAAAGTAAGTTTTCTACCAAATCTACTATATAACATATCCATAATATTTTCAGGTATATCTGCATACTTACCTATATCTTTAACTTCACCTTCTTTAGTTTTACCTATTATACCTTGTCTAATTCTTCTAGCAAAAGCATCATCACCCATTTCTTTTCTTGATGGTGGAATATGTTTAGATAATAATCTACCACTTGAATCTCTTTTACCACCACCAGTAGTTTTACCTACTTCAGAAGCTTGATCTGCTTTCTGTTCTCGCATTAATTTTTTAATTTCTTTTTTTTCTTTTTTAGTATATACTCTTTTTTCTTTAGCAGGTTGTGGAAAAACAGCAGCACCTTTTTTATTAATCTGTTTCTTCTTTGCTTCTTCTGCTTTTACTTTATTAGATTTGCGACCACGTTTAGATTTACGACCACGTTTAACTAAAGTTTTTAATGCTGTTTTTGCAACCATTAGACTAACCTTTCTTATAACCTTTACCAAAACC